GCATTTAAGCCTACATCAGTCTGCGCTGGAGAACCGGCACTCTGAATTTCAAATACAGCATTAGGGTCATCTACTACGAAAGCTACAGTATCAGATGCTACAGTTCCATCAGGGAAATAGGATTTGAATACAACATCACCGTTTGAATCGGTAAATTGACATCCCCTAAATACACCTATGGACTCATCACCGGCAGCAGCTACAAGTATAGTACCTGCATTGGTCATTTTTACTAAATCACCTGAAAAAATATTCCCTGAAGCACCAGAGGCAATTTTATATTCTGTTAAACCGTTAGAGGTTACACCAGAACCTAATTTACCTACTAATCTTGCTCCAAATGGGGCATCTTTATTAGCCATAATAAGTTACCTATATTATTTAAAATT